ATTGCTTCAACACACACGAGGTCACACTGTGGAATCCCCCGACGCATTGAAGCGCATCATTGCGCATCAGCTTACTGATGAAATGCTTGATGCTTTGGACCAGTTGTTTCCTGAACGTACTCCTGAGTTGACAGACTCAATAGATCAAGTTCGGTACGCTTCAGGACAGAGATCTGTCATCCGTTTTTTAAGGGGGCTCGTCAATGGCTAAGAAAGGTGGCGGCAACAAACCATCAACCCCGCAGGTTCAAACAAACGCCGGGGTGAATCCGATGGGCCCCCCGGCTAAGAGTCAACCGGCCAGCGTCGCGGCCCAGGTCCGTGCTTCTGGTGCTGTCCTTTCCAAGAAGGAAGCCTCAGCCATTGCCGAAAGCACCGGCAAGACCGTTGCCCAGGTCATGGCCAAAGCCCAGGGCAAAGGCACGCCCCTGAGTTCTGGCCTGGTCAACGCCTTCAACAACAACAAGCTCGGCCCTAACACCTACAGCCCTACCTTCGGCTCCCCTGGACAGAACCGGGGAACGACTCAAGCGCTTCAGCAACTGCAAGCTCTGCAGGGACTGAAGATGAATAAGGGCACGGCCTACGCCGGCTACAGCACCACCACCACGCCAAGCGCCATGCGCTACGACGGCGTTGGTGGTGGCTACAGCGTTCCAGGCAGCACCACCTACAACCCCATCGTGTTGCCCCGCAATGCGGTCGGCGGCGCCGGCGGCGTTGCCCGAGGAGCTGGAGCCGGTAGTGGCCGAGGCGGCGGCGCTGGCGCCGGTGGGGCTGGTGGGGCCGGTGGCAACAAGATCCCAAACAACGGCGAGTTCGACAACATCAAGGCGCTCTTTGAAGAGCAGATGGCTGCGGCCAGAGCGGAAATTGACAAGTACAAGAACATGCAGGCGGAGCAGATCAATGCGATGCAGCTCAACTTCGCTGATCAGCTAGCCGCAAGCCAGACCGCTGCAGATCAAGAGATCTCGTATCTCAATGACCTGATGATGCAGCAACAGCAACAGTCACAGCAAACGCAGTCACTGCTGGAGCAACAGAACCAGGCTGCTCAGGCTGCCTACGCCGAACAGGCTCGTGCAGCCGCTGCTCTTGGTAAAGCTTTCGTCCCTGCCTTGGAGCCAACCGCCGCCACGGTGCAGCTGGGTGATCAACGGCTGACCAAGCGCGATGAAGCAAACAACAGCCTGAGTTCGTTGGCCATCACGTCCAGCCTTGGCTCTAACTCCAATCCCCTCGCTGGACTGCAACTGGCATGAACGACACTGCTCAATCTCGTTGGCGCAACCTGGAGCTGTATCGCTCCCAATACCTGCGTCGAGCGATCGACTGCTCCAGCCTCACCATCCCCACCCTGATCCCTGAATCAGATCAGAACCACGGTTGGTCGGGCCAACAGTTCAACAAGCTGCCCAGTCTCTACCAAGGGGCAGGCGCTCGTGGTTGCAGCAGCCTCAGCGCCAAGCTGCTCTTGGCCCTCTACCCACCCAGCCAACCCTTCTTCCGGTTGGTCATGGACAAGGGTCAGATGGAGCAGTACATCCAAACCTCAGGTGCTGACCCCAACCAGTTGATGACTGAGTTGGACATTGCCCTGTCGTCAATGGAGCGGCAGATCCTGCAACGCATGGATCAGCTGCAAGCTCGTGCTGCCCTGTTCGAGGCCATCAAGCATCTGATCGTTGGTGGCAACGCCCTGCTCTACATCGGTGATGACGCCATTCGGATGTACGGCTTGCGCAGCTTCTGCGTTGACCGTGACCCCGAGGGCAACGTCACCGAGATCGTGATCCGGGAGAACGTGTCGCATCGCCACCTGCCGGCCGGCGCCGAGGTGGCTGATCCCGATAGCGATGACCGTGACATCGAGGATCTGTACACCCACGTCACGATCGACCCTCGGGCTGCGACCAATCAGGTCGAGTGGTTCCAGGAGTACGACGGCAAGAAGATCCCTGGCACCAGTGGCTTCAGCAAGCTGGAGTCCAGCCCCTGGATTCCTCTGCGCCTTCATCGGGTGGCAGGCGAGAGCTACGGGCGCTCCCTGGTTGAGGAGGTGCTGGGTGACCTGCAGAGCCTGGAGAGCCTGAGCAAGGCGATCGTTGAGGGCAGCCTGATTGCGGCCAAGGCCATTGGCCTGGTGAACCCCAACGGCACCACCCGAGCTGATGTCCTGGCTCGTGCGGAGAACGGATCAATCGTTGCGGGCAACGCAGCTGACGTTGAGTTCCTGCAGGTGCAGAAGGCGAATGACTTCGCCACAGCGCTGCAGACGATGCAGCTGATCGAGCGGCGGCTGAACTTCACCTTCCTCACCAACGAGGCAGTGCAGCGTGACGCTGAACGGGTGACAGCTGAGGAGATCCGGCTGATGGCCGAGCAGCTGGAGCAGGGCCTCGGTGGTGTCTACAGCATCCTGAGCAACGAGCTGCAGCTGCCGTTGATTCGACGGGTAATGCACATGATGGAGCGCGGCGGGGAGATGCCTGCTGTGCCCAAGGGGTTGATCGAACCGCAGGTGACAACAGGCCTGGAGGCGATCGGCCGAGGCAATGACAAGCAGCGGTTGACCAACTTCCTGCAGGTGGTTGCTGCAGCGATTGGGCCTGAGCAGTTCCTGCAGTTCATCAATCCATCAGAGCTGATCCGTAGGTATGCAGCGTCGGATGGTATTGACATCAACGGACTGGTGAAATCCGAACAAGAACTGCAGGCTGCTAATGCACAACAACAGCAGGTACAGTTAGCGCAGCAACTTACACAAGGAGCTGTTGCCAATGGACTCACCGCGCCGCCGCAGCCAAGCGCCGGCCCTGCAGCTGCAGCAGGGGGAGGACAACAACCAGCCGGAGCAGCCCCAGCGCCAGCCCCAGCCTGAGGTCAAGCCTGGGGTACGCATCGCTCCGTACCCCAGTGGCGAAGGCCACATGATCATTAACGATGGCTTTGTGCGCTGATGTCTGAAATCATCACAGGGCAAGATGGCAGCTTTGCAGACTCATCCGCAGCAGAGGAAGCGGCCAGAGTCGAGACCGCCAGAGCCGAGCTATACGACGAAGCCTCAGCCGACTCAGGCGATGGCCTGATCCTCGGCAAGTATCAGAGCGTTGATGATCTCGCTCAGGCGTATCAGAGCCTGCAGGCTGAGTACAGCCGGCTCAAGGGTGGCGTCCCTCAACAGCAGATCGAGGAGCCTCAACAGGTCGAAGCCGAGGACGAGGACGAGGACGAGCCCCGGTCCGAGACACCTCGCATCAGCGAGCAGCAGGCCAGGGCTATCCGTGAAAACGTGCTGCGCCAGGCCGGCGGCGAGCAGCAGTATCAACGCCTTGCCAACTGGGCCAAGGACAACCTGGAGGACGTGCGAGTCAATGCTTTCAACGCTGCGCTGGAGCAGGGCAACGAACCTGTGATCCTGTCGCTGCTGAAGGGATTCCAGTACGACTTCATGATGGCCAACGGCTATGAGCCCCGGCTGTCGGGTGGTCGCGCACCGAGCAACGAGGTGAAGGGATTCACTAGCGAGGCGCAAGTTGTTGAAGCGATGAACGATCCGCGGTACAGCGGTGCTAATCCTGACCCTGCTTACATCAAAGAAGTAGAGAGAAGGATTGCAGTTAGCAACGTGTTCCAAGCACGTTGATGTTGTAGTAGAACTGGGGCAGATCCAACAGCACGGTTCTGCCCTAGGCCCGCCACGGCGACACCCCAGGCGCAAGGAGTGACGAGGCGTGATGCCTCAATGTTGATCACCTGTAAACCCTGACAATGGAGACTGACGGTGGCTGCACCTGACGTAACTCTGTCCAGGCCTGGTGTAATTAACAACGACGCCGGCACCTGGGCCAAAGACAACGCTCTCTTCCTGAAGGTCTTTAGCGGCGAAGTGCTGCAAGCCTTCAAGCGGAATTGCATCTTCGAGCAATTCGTTCAGAGCCGCACTATCCAGAACGGCAAGTCTGCGCAGTTCCCTGTTACTGGACGCTTCACAGCCCGGTACCACACCCCCGGCAAGATGATCGAGGGCCAGGGGAACATGGCCCAGAACGAGGTGGTCATCAAGATCGACGATCTGCTGATTGCAGACGCCGCTCTGTCAGACCTGGATGAGGCCAAGAACCACTACGACATTCGCAGCATCTACTCCAAGGAGCTGGGCCAGGCCCTTGCTCGTGAGTTTGATAAGCGTCTCGCTCGTGTTCTTACCCTTGGTGCTCGCATCAGCACTGGCGACCTGACCGCCAACTTGCCTGCTGGTCTCAGCCCCGACGACCCCTACCGCGTCGGCACTCGCATCGACCTGAACAAGGCGACTCCTACTCCCGACGATCTGGTTGCATCGGTCTTCGCCGCTGCCCAGGCTCTCGACGAGAAGGACATCCCCGCTGATGGCCGTGTTCTGATCTGCAGCCCCGAGGTGTACTACACGCTGATTCAATCCAGCCGTGCGGTGAACTTCGACTTCAACCAGCAAGGAACCAACGGTTCCTACAAGGAGGGTCAAATCTCCAAGCTGGCTGGCTTCAGCATCTACAGCTCCAACCACCTGAAGCAGGGCAATGTCACCGCCAAGGCTGGTGAACAGGGCTACACCTTCGCTGGCGCTGACACTGTTCTGTCCTCTGTGGACATGACCAAGACCAAGATGCTGGCCTTCCAGCGTGGCGCTGCTGGTGTGCTGAAGCTGCGTGATCTGTCGATGCAGATGACCGGCAATGACTACAGCGTAATGTACCAATCAACGTTGATGGTTGCACGCTACGCCTGTGGATTTGGCATCCTCCGCCCTGAGGCTGTGGTCGAAGTCCACAACGGTTGAGTCACACTTTTCCGTAGGCATGATGGGGGCAGCGATGCCCCCTTTTTCATGGCCATCACAATCACCAGCGTCAACCCACCAAAGACCAAGGCGCCTATCGCCTGGGATTGGCAGGCCGCACAAGACGACGACCCCAGGGCTCAGGTGCCCCTGACCACCCTGGCTGCTGGCCTGAAGACCGGAACCGTTGGCACTGCCGGCACCTACACCGATCCCCCGGCCTACAAGATCACTGGAGTGAAGGGTCTGTTCGGTGCCGGTGGCGCTGCCGCCAATGGCGACATGACCAAATCTGCACCCCCTGCACCCCCAGTTGGACCCTGAGACATGACTGAGCTTGAGGCGATTAATACGTTGCTCGGCGTCATCGGCGAAGCGCCGATTGATCGCCTCAGCGACATCAGCATCAACGAGATCACAGACAGCGCACTGGCCCGCCGCACCCTGCATGAGGTGAGCCGGGATGTGCAGGCCGAGGGCTGGTCCTGGAACACCGATGGCAACGTCGAGCTGCAGAAGGACACCCAGGATCAGTTCCCCCTGCCAGACAACACGCTGTCAGCGGTGTTCTCCCCCAACCGCTATCCGGACAATCGGTACGTGGCCAGGGGTAACCGGGTCTATCAGCGCTACGAGCGTCGATTTGATTTCGGCAAAGACATGACGGCTCCGTTGTGGGTGGACCAGCTGGTGACCCAGCTGCCATGGGAGCACCTGCCCCATGTGGCACAGCAGTACATCACGATCCGAGCCGCACGGATCTACAGCGATCGGTTCGTCAACAGCAACCTCATCTACACCTACACAGCGCAGGATGAGGAGTATGCGCGGACCATGTTGATCAGGGCAGAGGAGCGCTCTGGTTCCAACAACATGCTCTGGGGTAACGACCGTGGCATGGGCAGCGGTCTTGGCTACATCCCAGCTGAAGGCACCCGATTCAGGACACACTGATGCGCAGCAAATCCCGCCTGGTCCGCACGTCTGCTGGCAAGACGACCGGACCGATTGAGGTCAAGGTTGACTCCCTCATCCAGGGCGTCAGTCAGCAGCCGCCACACCTGCGTGTGGTGGGCCAGGGGGAGGAGCAGATCAACGGGTGGAGCAGCCCTGTTGAGGGACTGTGCAAACGGAACCCGTTGCGGATGACAGCCAAGATCATCCCGACACCGGTGACTGACTTCTACCTGCAGATGATGAGTGTCATCTCAGGTGAGCGATACAGCGTGATGGTGTACCCCGATGGGGCCAACACCAACATGTTGATCACGCTGAACGGGACGCCTGCTGCTGTTGACGTGCATGGCACTGGGCTGAGCGTGCAGCCGGCCACGATGCTTGACCCGTTGTTCCCTGCAACGCTGGCCGCTCCAGGTGGAGCTGTGGTGGCGGCCAACACCAGCTATCTCTACAACGCTGCTGGGGACTACCAGAAGAAATACGTCTTGATCAACAGCGGCCCCATTGGCCTGCTGTTGAACCGAGAGAAGCCGGTGGCGATGGATGCGGCCACTAGCCCCGCACCGGCTAACCAGGCGTTGGTGTTCGTGCAGGGCGTCACGTATGACCTGACCTATCAGCTGACACTGGATGGGGTGAAGCTTGCGGCGGTGACGACACCGGCAGCGACAGACCCCAATAACAGGCTGAACACGAGCGACATTGCGACCAAGCTGGCAGCTGAGATTGCAAAGGTCAGTGGCTTCACCACCACGATTGATCGCCACGTGGTCTGGGTGAAGAAGACCGATGGCAGCGCTTTCACGCTGACGATGGATGACGGCCGCGGCAACAGCCTGGCCAGGGTGGTGAAGGATCAGGTGGTGAGCACCGCTGAGCTGCCGACCATTGCACCCAATGGTTTTGTGATCAAGGTCAGCAGCGACCCGGCCCAGACGGCTGACGACCGCTACCTGAAGTTCGCCACAATTTCGGGTGGTGCGATGGGTGACGGCGGCTGGTCGGAAACGCTGCAGCCGGGGATCCAGTACAAGCTGAATGACAACACGATGCCGTTGGTGATTTACCGAGCGGCACGGGGCGTGATCTTTGTTGGCCCCGCTGATGGGGCAACCAGGACGCAGACGGTTGGTGGCCAGACCTACAGCTACACCTTCCCAACGTGGGGAGCACGAACGGCTGGCGACACAAAGACGGTTCCGAATCCTGAATTTGTTGGCAAACAGATTCGTGACCACGTGGTGTTCCGCGGTCGGTACGTGATGGTTGCCGGCCAGAACGTGATCTTCAGCGAGACCAACGACATCTTCAATTTCTTCCAGGACAGCAGCACAGGCCTGAACGCTAGGGATTCGTTCAGCGTGCTGGCAACAGGTGAGATCAGCGCTGAGTTGAACTGGTTGCTGCCTGTTGATGAGTCAATCCTGGCGTTCAGTCAGTACGCGCAGTTCCAGGTGAGGCCTGCTGATGCAGATGTGTTGACCGCTTTTACGGCGATCATCTTGCGGTTGAGCAACCTGGAGATGAACCCGCATGTGCGGCCAAAGCTGGCGGGACCGCAGATCCTGTTTGCCACAGATGAGTTTGGCTATAGCCACTTCCGTGAGTACAGCTTCATTGATAGCCCTCAGCGGAGGCTGGGATTGAACCTGGGGGGAAGCAGCGACATCTGCGCCTCAACGCCGAAGTACATCCAGGGCCTGGTGACGCACTGGGATGTTGGGGAAACGATTGATGTGATGGCGTGCTCAACGCCGACTGATCGGAAGACGCTGTTTGTTTACAAGTATCTGTTCAGCACAGCCGCTCAGGGTGTAGCGAAGCAGCAGGCGAGCTGGAGCAAGTATCGCTTTGGCGGCGACGTGCGGTGGGTTGGCTTCCTGGATAACGAGATGTTCCTGGTGCTGACCTATCCAGACGGGACGTATGCGGCGCACATCACCAGCGATGAACTGGAGACGCTGGGCAGTGAGCAGGTTCACCTGGATCGGCTGCTGCTGTATCCGGAATGCAACCAGGGTCCAACGAAGGTGACAGCGACCTACGACGCAGACACAAGGAAGACGACGTTCACGTTGCCGTATCAGGTGCAGGGCCAGGCCAGGGCAGTGGTGCGGTACACGAATGGAACCAAGGAAGGTCTGCTGCTGGGGAGCACGGCTTCAGGGAATCAGATCGTGTGCGACATGCACGGGGACTACACCGGGCAGAAGGTGGCGTTTGGTGAGGAGTATCAATTCAGCTATGAGTTCACCAAGTTCCATGTGCCCGAGAAGGATCAGGCGAGGAGCCGGATTGTGGGCAAGCAGGACGGCCGCACTCAGGTGCTGCATCTAACGACGTATCACCACAATGCAGGGAGGTACACCGTAAGGGTCAAGCGCAACAACAGGCAGCAGGACAGCGTGCATGAGTTCAGGGCGCGGCGGCTGAATGTGGCGAACAATCGGCTTGATGTTGAAACGAGCCACCTGGAGTCTGGTGTCTTCAGAGTTCCCGTTTACTCTGAAAACAATGCGTGTCGCATCATGGTTGAATCCAACAGCTGGCTACCGGTGACGATCACTGGTGCTGCATGGGAAGGTGCCTATAGCAACCGCAGCAAGGGGGTGGGCTGATGGCTTTCTGGGCGGCAGCAGGCGCAATCCTTGGCTTAGGCCAGGGCATTTTCAGCGGGATGGAGCAACAGCAAGCTGCACGAGAAGCCAATGAGCTTGCAATGAAGCAAGCCAAGGCTCAGTTCCAACGCGCCAAGAAAGAGTGGCGAATCGACTGGTGGAATCAGAAATCGAATTGGCTATGGAATACGGCGCAGGTTGAAGCGCAGCGCTACGTCGAGCGACAGAAGGAATCGGACTACAACTGGCGCAGCCAGAAGTTGATCGAGTCCGCCATGGAAAACCTGGCGGTCAACACAGCTGCTCTGAAGGATCGCTTCGAGGTTGAGGAGAACCTGCGGGCCAAGCAGGTTGGGATGGAATACGGCAACACGATGGACCGCATGGCTGCTGAAGCCGGCGAGACCGTGCGGCAGTACATGGCTGGGATCCGTGACACCGCGCTGCAGTCGATGCAGATGGTGAACGAGACAGAGAGGCAGGGGCAGGAGCTGCTGGTGAGCCTGTCGTTTGACGCGCAGAAGGACAACCTGCAGTGGGAGATGGCCCAGGTCGCGTCGTTGATGGACCAGGGGCAGACCAGTGCGGTGGCCGAGGCCAGGCTCGGCGGCAGCGGCAGCGCTCAGCGCGTGGCCATGAACAAGGCACAGGAGCTGGGGCGCAGCTGGGGCGAGCTGCAGCAGCGGAGCCCGGAAACGGAGCCCAGAGTGAACCCGCTCAACC